GTACACGGTGCAAATCCATTGGGTGCTCGAAATCCACCAAATACCTTCACGCAATCTTCAACACAGCTATATTCCTTAGATCTCAGAATCTGTATCTCTTGTCCGATTGCCGCCTCACAATCCCGTATAAATCGTATGCTGTCTGGATGCTGATCGGCTATGTCTATGTAAAGCCACTCATCCACATCTCCTGCCAAGTATCCAGCCATAAAGCTGCTTACTCCCGCACTGATCCAACACACTTTTTTCTTCGTCATAACACCACGCTACAAATGCTGTATCGTGGATAAGGCTTCACGCTTCCTATGCTACTTCAATATGGCTTTCACAAAATAGTTCCCACTCATATCTCCTTCACGCTACTGTCAGCCCTTTTCTTCTCGCCACTAATCACGCTTGGCGGTCAACCCGGTTTACCGGGCATTCGTTATTCCTTTCTTTTTCCTCTTAATTTCATAGTTAATCACCTAATTTCAAGGCAAACCGTTGACAGGCACAGTTCTCCATTCTCGTCAATAAATGCAACGGCGAGAAAACTGTTCGCATAGCCCGGTGAATCAAATCCTTCCTCTTTGCTTATCTGGAACGGCACCTGCTTAGCAGTCAAAATTTCCGTAAGCTCGTCTTTCATTGAAATATCATCGCCTTTTTCGTCTTCACGGTCCTCAGAATAGTACATTTCTTCATCCAGATAATACTTTTCAATGCATTCTTGATAAAATTGGTATTCACTTCGTTTTCAGAAATCCGATGAATAATGATGCTGCCGCATTTGCCGCAAGTCATCATTCTGAAATGCCCACGACCGTACCGGACGATGTTATATGCCGCTCGGATTCTGCTTTTCAAATCATTGGTTCTCATATCCTGCTCCTTTCGCTTAATTTACCGCCCACTTCGCAGCATACAAAACAATAACTCTGTCATAGGTCTCTTTCTCGGTCCTGTTATGCACGCAATCGGGGTTGCAAGCTTCCACTCAGTTGAAGCATCTAATGGTGTGACATTTTCAAATTCTTCTTCCATTTTCTTATGAGATGGAATCGCAACCATCACACCAAAATGAACCGATGATTCCGGATAATGTTCTCGCAAATACTTGTCAAATGTCCCGTCCCTTAAATCCGCCATAATATCCTTGTAACATTCCATCGTTGTCACAATGTAGTTTTTCTCTCCCAAGAAATTCAGCCCATTTCCACTGTAAACATCCTCTTTACAGCTCTTGATCTCATAACAATTAAATATTCCTTTCTCGATACCAGACACAGACATCTGGTCTGCCGGATAAAACAGCATAAAATCAACTCGCTTGGACTTAGTTGTAAATGGATCGATACTAACTTCACTCGCCCAGTGTTTCCCCGCGCCTCTGAACTTATCTGCGATAAGAAGTTCACTCAAAAACTTCGTTGTCTCCGTTCGTGTCATTACTCCCTCACCCTTCTTTCCTTATCAGTGCTTTTAACAGTTCATCGTCCATATTTGACATTTTTCATATGCCCAACATCATCTCCATCTCATTGCATCGTAGATAAACGGCAGCCACAAAATCCACATAATATCATCGACTATTCTGGGCTGTACCTCACCATACCAAATAAGCTCTAACGCACTCCAAACAAGAGCGATTGCGATCCACACAATAAGTGCTTTTATCACCTGTGTTTTAATCACTATGTTCACCTCCAGCACTCTGCATTTGATAGTGGATTCCATACTCTTTATAAACTTCATCGGCATATGCTCGGATATCCATCTTCTCATCAACCCAAATCCCATTTATCTCGCCAAGAACAGCATCTGAGAACTGAATCAGCTTAGATCTCTTATCACTTCCGGCATCTACCGGAGTCCAGTGGAATTTCTCGCAGAGAACCTTGACCGAGGATGCCAGAAGTAAACACATGATTTTCTCCATCCGCTCACATTCCGACGATCCGCTCAGTAACTCCTCTCGGGTTTCCCATTCTTTCTGAATGTGCTCATCGATTTCGGCAGCAATTTCTTTTTTCAGCTCTTCTTTCTTATCTGCCACTGCCTGCCGTTTAATCGCCTCGATCTGATCCAATGTG